CTAGACATTTATCATCTTTGCCAAATAGTTTTAATAAATATTTATATAAGTCTATAATTTTTGTATACTTTATTTCGGAAAGTGTATTTAATATTTTTACAATATTAGATTGAATATTACTTACCTGTTCTAAAAATGTAATAATACCTGATTTATATTCGCGATCAAATATATTCAATTCATCCGAAAAATCAGTATCTACAATATCAAGTTTTTGATATTTTTGAATTAATTCTTGTTCACGTTTACTTAAAGCTAAAAATGCTGGTATAACATTTTTTCTTTGATCATGTAAAGATTTTATATTTTTTATTCCATCAGAATTAAAATCTCCATTAATGTATGATATTAAAACATCTTTTAAATTTTTTTTATATTCGTCAGAAGATATAGACACATATCTTTTAATTATAGATATATATAATTTTGCTTTTTCATTATTATCTTCGTTTTCTGGTAAACAATATTTAAGAATTTTTAAAATATCACTTTTTTCAATTTCGATACTAAAATTCTCTGCTATATAGTCTTTAAATATTTTTGCAATTTTATCAAGTATATCATCATGACTCCCACACTGGTTTTTATCATCCTTTCGTGATGAACTACCAGATGAACTAGTAATAGATGTTTCTTGTGATTGCGGTATATCTTTTTCTTTATTATCATCAAATATAGCTTTTGCTTTTTCGGGAACATCAATATTTGCTACAAAATAATAAATATTATTAGAATCATTTTTAATTGGTAATTCTCTATAAAGAAATTCCTGATATTTATCTAAATTATTTTTAATACTTGTGTCCATTTCATCGTATAAATTTAAATATAATCCATTTGCTTTGATATATTCATAATCCTTTTCAAAATCTTTGTTAATGTTTAATCCATTACTAACTAAATCTTCAAGATCTTTCTTGAAATTTAATTTTAAGTTACCATTTATTATAGATGTTATCACATTTAATATAATATAATTTTCTAAATAATTGTATGAATTACCATCACTAACATTATCGTGTATTTTTATAAATGGTATAATTTTATTATTTAGATGAGTTAAATCTCTTTTATAAGAGCTATCAAAAACACCATTAATAAAATGTAAATTATATTTTGTATTATAATTAATAAATATATAAATAAATAATATAAATATAAATAATATAAATAATGGTGATATTACTTCAGCTGTAAAAATATTATAAGAATCAAATGTTATTGTAGCTGTTGTAATATTATAAACAATTAATAATAATATAAGACTAATAACAATAAACATTATTATATATGATAATAGCCCCTCCATATTTTTAATTTGATAATTGCCAATATTGTATTCTGATTGTATATTTTGACCGTTTGATATTTTAAAATAATTTTCATAAAACTTATTTTTACTATTATATGATATATCTACTGTATAATTTTTATCGTTTTCAACATAACTATTTATTAAATTATATTCATCTTCATATAATAAAGCATTTGAAATAGAAGATTTAATACTTGTATCATATATATCAATAACATTTATAAAATCTTTTATAAATTTATTTCTAAATTCATACATATTATCATCTTTATTAAAATTTTTTTTATATTTATTATTTAAATTATTTAAATTAATAACTAATTTTAATTTATTGTACTCCTTTTTATACGTTTTATATAATGATATAAATTTATCGTTATATTCTGAACCTTTGAACTTATTTAATTCATCAAATTTATTTTTTTTATCATTTATGTTTTTTTCAACATTATCAATAAGTAATTTAATTATAACTTTACATAATATATTAAAATTTGTATTTTCATATTTTTTTTCATCTTGTTTATATTTCAAAAATCCATCAATATTTTTCCCATATGAATCATCATCTTTCAATAATTTAATTATGTCATCATTATCACCAAAACCCAATATTTTCATATCTGGTGATGTATAATAATCCTTGATAAGGTTATTAATATATTTAAATACCTTTATATCACCTTGAAAAACTGTTAAATAATCAGCTTTATATATATCACCATCATCTTCTTTTATTTTTTGTTCTAATACATTTTTAAATTCATCAAATGATAAAACCTTAAATTTAAAATTTTTAATTGTATCTTGTAATATATTTTTTAAATTTAATATTTTAAGAGAAGGCTTATCATTATCGGTAAATGTCATTGTAATATTCATAATATTAACCATCATGTAAAAGCATAACAAAACTATAAATATATATGCCATCGCAAAGTAAAAGTAATTTCGTCCTTCAATACTTGATTTATTTGGTACTGATGGTATTGCTGAAAAAAATCCACAGAAAATATATAATATCACAAATATCATAATAATTTTTTTAGAAACTTCCAATATTACATTGATATTATAACTATCAATTTCGTCTGGTATAATATCATTATCTGTATTAAAATAAGCTTTGTAACCTTTACTAGATGTTGGTGCATATCTTCTAATAATCATAGCAGTTAGTATAATTAGTACTAAAAATGATAATATAAATGGAAATGCATTCAAATAGGTTATAAAATATTCCCCATCAACATTACTCAAATAAGGTACAAATCTATAATTATATTTCCAAAATTTATAAAATAAGTCAGTAAAAAGTAATATAACTATAAATAAAATTGTATAGTAATATGTTTTAGCATTAAAATTATCATTTGGAAGTAATAAGTCAAAGCTATTTTTAGCTAAATTAAATCTACCTGTTTCAGCTTCACAATATATATTATTGCAATGTTTTTGTATATTGATATCTGCGACATCTTTTAGATAATTGATTTTCAAAAAAGATAATGTTAAATTTTTTAGTTCATTTAAAAATATTATAATCATAATAATAAACATTATAAATATCCATATGCGCATTATAAAAGTTTATAAATTACTTTAACCCTTATAAAGAAAAAAAGATTAATTATTTCTTTTGTCTTTGAATTATTGCAAAATATTATTAATATTATATACATTAATTATAAACGAAATTATTATAATGAAACCAAATATATAATATATGTATCTATCCTTTAATACTTGTGATAATATTAAGATAGGAACAATAAATAATATAATATAAGCATACATAAATTTTGTTACATCATTTATCTCGTCAAATATCTTATCTATTGTATTTTTACTATTATATAAGTATATTTTATCAATATTTTCAAATGTGATTTTATAATTATTACTATTTGCAATATATGTTCCATTTTCTTCATTTTTAATTTTAATTTCTGTTAATTTACTTACAATTTCATCATTTAATACAATATCTTTAACACCTTTAATATTGCTGTCATCCGATTTTAAAATTTTTATAATTTCAGTGTTTTCAGGATTTTCTTCTTTTATTATTATGTCTAATTCCTTTAATATCATAATATATTCATAGCATTTTGTATCTGAATATATTTCTGTAATTTTTTTTAATATTATAGAAAATAAAATGGTATATATTGCAACGTAAATAAATAAAATTATTGTTGAATTAAATATATAAAAATATTTATTATAATCGGTATCAGCAAAATACTTTACATATACTAAATGAATTATAAAATATATCCAAATAAATATAAAAAAAGGTAGACTATAATGTAAGTATGTATTATAAACTTTCATTATATTAAATTTTCCATCAACGATACTTAAATCTCTGTTTAAATTATTTATATCTTTAAATTTATCTTTATATTTATCAAGCTCACCTATTTTTTTAAAATTTTTTTCTATCTCATTAAAGTCATATAGATAATTTGAAATATTCCACATAAATGTTCTCTTTAATTCAACATTATGAATATCAAGGATATTGTCATTATATAAACAATATTTATTCAAATTTTGTATTGTATCATTTAAATCCAAGTGATATTTCAATTCAACAAGAGTTACTAAACTCATAGTAATTAAAATAATAATAATAATTAATAATATTAACAATTCTATATTATCTGGCATTGTTTTGATGAATATATCAAATCTATTATATTAATATTTTTTATTTTAACTTACCAATATCAACAATAATTGGTGTATATATTGTTTTTGAATTAATACAACCAGCATTATATTATTCAAAAATCTCTAAATAATTAGTTGCTATCATAAAAATAAGTTTATCAAATGTTAGAAATCTTGTAGGATTAAGTAATAAGATATTCTTATATATATGTTTTATCCTTTATAACAAAATAAATCATAAATACTATTTATTATATGTTCAAATGAATAAATTGTATTATAATTATCTAATTCTTAAAAATAATTTAATCAATGTTATAATATTCTGATTTTAAATGAATAATATTATTGTTTTTTTTAATATTTTTTACTGTATCCTTTATGTGTTCTTTATCATCATGTAGTATAATTAAAATTATTATCGTTATACTTTGTTTCTCTGCGAATGTCTGTAAATAAAGAATCTTCATCAAATAATTCTTCAATATTTTTATCAATATTATCAACAATTTCTTTTTGTTTAGGAGTATATTCATCGTGATTTTCCCAAATTTTTTGTTTATCATTAGGAATAGATGCTTTTATAAATGATACTGTGTTATAATTAATTTTTTTTGAAGAGTATATATTATATTTTGGTATATTCATTTTATTTAATACATTAATTGAAGGTATAAAAGCATTTGTATAGCAAATGTACAAAAACATTAGATTAACAATCTTCATTATTTCACACTATAAATATATAAAATATATTTTATATATTTTTTACAGGTAATTTGTAATTATTTTCGTATGCTGGTGGTACAACTATTTTTTCACTCTTATCATATTTACCATCTCCATAAATAGATGACCTTAAATTCTTGTATAATCCATTTCCAAAAGTATATGGTGACATTGAACCACCGGCAGCCAATCTTGCTAAACTTAAATAACTGTTTCTATCACGATAACCTGGATATTGATTACTTATAATAGCATTTAAATCTGAAAAACTCATAACAGGTATACCATTTATATCATTAATACCCAAATCTCCTCTGAACATATTTAATATTAGAATATATTATTTTTTTTGAGCTCGCAATGCTTTATACATTTCTGTATCAATATCATCATATATTTCTCTAATATCTTGCCATTTTTTTTCATTTTCTGTTTTTTGCACATTTTTAACGGGTATTTTCCATAATTCCGTTAGGGTATCCAATACATTTTTATTATTCCTTAAATAAATACTTTCAATTTCTTCTTTACTAATATTATCAGGTGCCTGTTTAAGTAATTCGTCCATATACTGTTATTAATTATAAATATAAATATTATATATATTTATACTTAGTATCTTTATAATAATTATTGGCAATTTCGTATGCATATTTTTCATAAGGGTGTTCATGTGAAAAATTTTTCATAATTACATCATTAATGCTATTTGGTTTACTATTTCTATAAAGACATACCATTATATTTTTTGTTTTATTATCTAAATATATATCATTGTTTGTATCTGGATTAGATCTTATAAATTTATTATTATAATCTATTTTTTTATATCCATCAGCTAATATTAATTTATTAAAAATATCCTTATTATATCTTTGGTAAATATGAATTTTTTCATGTATCATTGTATTAGTTAAATAAGTTTCACTATAATTTAATACACTTTTAGATATAAATATAATATGTTCTCTCGTATGTGGCAATCCTTCTTCATATTGTAGATTTTGATTTTTGTATGTACACGCAACAACCCATTTGATATTAATCAAATCTTTATAATTAATATATTTACTATATAAATTACATTTTTCTAAATAATCATCAGCATTTCTACAACATTTCTTTAATAAATCTTTTTCTTTATCTGTAATATCACACGCACATTTAATAATATTATTGATATATTCGCTATTACTTTTAACTTTTCTTGCATGTAAATCCATATCAGACATTTTATTTACATAATTATCTTTGTCATTTCGCAAAAAATCACTTGTTTCATATTTCGTCATAAAATATACATCATTGTTTAAATTATTTACATATTTTTCAATATTTGTTAAAAATAAATAATAATAAATTACAACAAATATTATAATTGATATAATTGTTAAAATAATCATACTTATTATTTATCTATTTTATTTTTTTTAAAACAATACTTAGTTTTATCTTGTGATGTTACAACATTATCTTCTATATATTTTATTTGTCTACTTATATTATCACATGTTAAACCTTTATCATATTTATATTTTTCAAATGCTAATTTAGATAACTGTTTTTTTATTTCTGATTGTTTTTCAAATGTTACATCATCATCACTACCTTTTTGCATAGAATATATATATATATTACCACTCATATAAGAATCATCTACTAAAAATACTTGCTTATAAATTATTACAATTTTATATTTATAAATACGTATTATACTATATCCATATGAATTTAATAAAAAGTATTCAATATTATATCCATTATATATAATGTTTTTTTTAATATTATAATATTCATTATTTATATCAGGGTCAGCACCACCTGTACCTGTTGTAATTTGTATTATTTTCTTTTTACCTTTTTTAATTTCCATAATGCTAAAATAATGGGCGTCAGCGCAAAGATATATATAATTAAAATCACTTAATAAATTAAATAAATTATCTCTTTTTTCATATAATTCATCTTTATCCTTTACTATATTATTTTTTATAGCAAACAATGGAATATGACCCATTACGAATACTTGTTTATATTCATTATTCCGCTTCACATATTTGAATTTATATTGTATAGCTGTAATATATTTTGGGTCATTTAATTTATTAGTATTTATTATTATAACAATATATTTTTCATTATCAATTATACCAATTTCGTCTACATATATATTCATTATATTATCATGAATATCTATTTCTTCAATTTCATTTAATTCTTCTAATGTAGGATTAAAACCATCCATATCATTGTTAAAAAATAAAGAACTACTTAAATCATAACTCCGTGATAAAAAATCACTATATTTAGATACTGATTTATCATAATTTTTACTTACACTACTACTATCAAATATCTTTTCATTTAATTTATCAATATATTTCTTTTGAGTTTTAATCATACATCTAGCTTTAATTGGTTCATAATTATCATCTTCGTGTTCATCGTGATTACCAACAGCTATATGTATAGTTTTATTTAATTGATATAATTTATCATATCCAGTTTTAAGAATACTTAATAGATAATATTGTATAATATTTATAACACTTCCACTTACTTTTGTTACTTTTGTAGAATACCAATTATCACCAGCAATAAATAATGTTGATATAGCTTTTTCTTTTTTATTAATATAATTTAACACTAAATCACGATAAATATATTCTTTTTCACAATTGATATTATTCCAGCATCCATAAAATAAAAACTTAGACATTTCCTATATACTATAAATATAATTGATGCATATTTTTATCATATTCGCTATTATTATATTTACAGTATTTATCATAAAAGTCAATTGTAACAACATATGGTAAACTTATTTTAACAGAATCTGTTGGTACGTAACGCATCATATTTACCCATGAAATTATGTTATTAATTGCTCTTTTTAAATTTCTAACACCATCTTCTTTTTGAACATTACCAATTATATGTTTTAATAATTCATTGTTAATTATTATATCACCAATATTTAAATTATATTGTTTTAAAATTTCAGGAACTATATAATCTTTTGCTAAAACTAATTTTTCTTCATTGGAATATCCTGGAACATTTATTACAATCATTCTATCTTTTAAAATAGGGTTAATAAGTTCTTCATCATTATATGTAAATATAATCATTGAACGTGATATATCAAAATCTATTTCTTCAAAATATCGGTCATTGTATTTATCATTTTGTACAGGGTCTGTTATATGTATTAATGTATTTATAATTTCTTGTCCTCTGTATGTATTAGAAACTTTATCAAGTTCATCAAATAAAAATAGGGGATTCATTATACCTGTTTTCATAAGTGATTCGCATATTTTTCCATATGTCGCACCTTCATATGTATATGAATGACCTCTTAAAAAAGATGAGTCATCTGTACCTCCAAGTGATATAAACACATTTGGATAATTTAATGCATTACATATTCCTTCTTTAATTAGTTTGGTTTTACCGACACCAGCACTACCTTTTATTCCAATAATATATCCATTTGCTTTCGGAAATGATACTTGTTGCGCTAAAACTCTTAATATTTGTTCTTTTGCTTCTTTGTGTCCATATACAGTATCTTCCATTTTTTGTCTTATACAATTTAAAAATTCACAAATTTTATCATTACCATCACTTATTTTAATTGGTATTTCGTAGTAATTGTTAAATGGAATATTATTTAAAGAGCGTAACCAATTATTTAATTTATTATACTCACCTGAACATGGAGTCATATTATTAAAACTCTCTATTTTCGCTATAATATTCTTTTTTGTTCTTTCATTAATATTTAAATTAAGAATTCTAAACCTCATTGGTATATTAGATATTAATTCTTCATTTATTGAATCTTCTTTTAATTTAATTTTATCCTTATCATCATCAGATAAATTATCGAAATATATTTTTTCGATAATTGTATATTTATTATAAAAATCATATTTTTTTTTTTGTATTTTTTTATTTGATGTTTTCCTTGGAGGATTTAATATTAAAAAAAACTTTTGTTTTGTATTATAATTTTCTTCTTCATCATGCTTATTAAAATAACCACCACTATGTATATTTTTTTTTATTATTTCATTCTCACATTCTTCGTCTTCATAATTATAATATTCTTCACTGTCATCATCATCATCATTATCATTATCATTAATATAGGTTGGATCCTTATCAGAATTATCTTCTGAATTTTCACTTGTTTCACCTGTTGTTTTTTCACTATTTGAACTTAAATTATCATCTTCTTTCATCGTATAATTATATAATATTTATAATTTATATGTTTAAATAAAAAAATTAATATTAATTAAATATTATAATTGTTCTCGTTTACTTTCCCCCAATAAACATTATTTGATCTTGTTCTAACAACAGAGTTAGAGTATATCAAATAATATGCTAATATAATTATTAATATAAATACACCAACAAATGCTAAATTTTCCATATATTTACCATCAGTGTAAACATTAATTGTAAATAATACTACGATAGCAAGTGATAACATTAAAACTGTTTTAATATTTACAGTATGTACAATAGTGTTATATTTAATCAAATCAATATGTAATTTTGAAGAATCAGATTGTATTTGCAATATATTATTAATATTATATCTTGATGATCTTTCAAGTTCTGTAATATTTAATAATTTTGTATATGCATCTGATGAATTTGCTTGCCCAACTCCAACATTTGCCAATTCTAAAGCATTAATAATTTTATTATTAAATAATATTATTTGGTTTTGAACAAACTCTACTTTTTGCTCTGGATATTTATAATTTCCCACCGATGTAAATTCCATAGTTTCTTGATTAACTATATCAGGTAATTTATATTCTTGAGAAAACTTTTCAATAACATTATTAGAAGTAAATGTTTCAACATATAGCACACTTGTTATATAATATGTAACAAATAACAATACTACAATACCGAAACATACACTAGCTATAAGTTTAGTAACTGGTTTATCCATTTTCATTGTATTTGTCAATATTAATGCTACAATAATGCAAGCTAATATTACAATATATGATATTAATTGATAATATAAAATATAATATTTTGATTTATTTAAATAATATAATGTTTTATCATTTTTAATTCTGGATTCATTAGAATTTATATTATTATTAATATTTTTAATTGCTTCTAAATTACTAACATATCCTGATTTATAATCAAGTGGTTTTTTTATTGTTATTTTTACTTTGTTATCAACACCCTGTGATAAATTATTTTGATTTAAATTATGAAATAATATACTTTTACCCTTTGCTTCATCTAATGAATTAAAGAATCTATCTGGAGATTGGTTAGTTTCCCCCCTATAAGTATTATCTTCATTAAACAATGTTACTTTATTATATGGTAAATTTAATACAGGGATATCTTTTAAATCTTCTGTATTATCGGTTGGATATATTAATCTTCCACTTATTAAAAATTCAACATCTTCATTATTATTAGTAGCTAAAATTTTTTTTATTGGAAAACTAGTATTATTTATACTTATAATATAATTTTTTGATAAATTATTACTATCTAAGTTACTTATATAATTTTTAACATTTATAGGCAAATTACTATTTTTTAAATTAGAAAACTTAAACGAAGTATCAGTCGATAATGTGTTACCATTTATAAGTAAACCATCTGGTTCTGATATATTAGTATTTGTTTTTAAATCATTATTAGTATTAATAAGTAGTTCATCTAATAAATTTCGTATAAGGCTAATTCTTGATTTAATTTTTATTGTTGTATTATCTTCAATTATAGCAACAAAGCCTTTCTCTGATATGTATTGTTGTGTTGTATTTGATATATTTGCAGATTGAGCACCTGAATTTTGTAATTTTGATAAATTTTCAATTATTTTATTCATATAATTATCATCATTTTCCTTTTTAGCACCGGCAAAAAAAGATTTTTCTATAATATTTGAAGAAGAAGGATTAGGAATTTTAATACTATCAGTAGTAAATGTTGATTCATATATTTCATATATTTTATCTTTAATTTCATCATTAGATAAATATTTTATAGCAAATCCATCTCCATTATTACCAATATTGGTTATATCCGACGCAGCAGGAGTAGCTTGTGACATATTAAGTTTTTTATAGTAACTATTAAATAATAAATTTCCAGATGTTAATGATATATAAAAATATTCTTTAATAACTTTAAAATATGTTAATAGTCCATTGATTTGCGTTTCTCTATTTATCAAATCAAAGTTAATAATTAAATTTAAAAATTGTATCAATAATCTTCTATTACGTTCAAGTAATGCGGTTTCTAAACTTGAATTAGTAATTTTAATATTATTAAATTCACTTAATACTATGCTTTCTTTTCCTTTTTTTTTTATTATAGGTCTACCATCTTCATATTGAATTACAATACCTCTTATAATATTAGATGAATTTGAATTATTTAATCTGTCACTAATTTCCAATTTATTAGCTTTTAATACAAATAAACCTGAACTGTTAGCCCCAATTTCACTTGTTTGCGAACTAGAAGAAACTGATTTATTTACAGCATCATAATTAACAATGAAATCAGTAAATAATTGATTAGTATTTGTATAATCATAAGATTTTATAGATAAATATAATGATGATAAATTTGGAACATTTTCTCCTACTGCTGAATCAATCCAATAACCATAATTATTATCACTCAAATTAGTTATATCAGTACTTTTTTTTGATTTTTTATTTACAATAAAAATATTATTAACATTCTTTTTTAAATGTTCTAGATTATCAGTATTATCTAAAAAAGATTTATAAGCTTCCAGTATATCAATAAAAACGTTAACTAAATGCATACTTGATAAAATATTTTTAATAATATCATCATTTTTAGTTGTTTTAACTGTTCTTGCCACTTGGGAAGTGTCACTTTTGACAAATTTTAAATATCCTTTTGTTCTATGGGTATTATCAATAATTATATTTGAAACATCAATATTACCAAGATTACAATATATAATTTCATTAATCAATTTTGTAAAAGATGTATTATCAATATTGTAATTATTGCTAATCTTACCAAAATCAACATCTTTAATATCTTTTTTATTTATATTTTTTAATGTTTCTTTTATAAATGGAGCTCTATTATCAGCAATATTATTAATATTTATGTATTTGCTATACATATTATTTATTAATTTAATAACTTCATTATATTTAACATTATAAACCTCCATACTCATACTATATTATATTCTCTTCTATAATAATATATATATTTATTTAAAAACAAGATCTATAGTAAAACGAAACACCGCTATTTTCATTATATCTAACTATTTTAACAATATCTCCTTGTTTTAATCCAAGCCACTTAGCAATAGGATCATTATGTAATATAATAGGAATATATAACTTGCTTTTAATCATATATTCGTTCATAAATTCTGCTGCTTCCTTATCGCTTAATTTAATATGTTTAGGTACATATTCATGCTTTGTGGGATTAAACATTAATTGTTGAGCATGAAAATATTGTAATTGACCATCAATTTTCTGAAACAATTTATCATATTTATTTATTTGGGCAATAACCGGTTGAGATATGGTATCATTATTGAATATTAATATAACGTTTTTCTTATCACCGTATTTAGCAATGAAATTATTAATATCACCTTCATAATTCTTCAATTCATCCATCACAAATTTTCTCAATTTTTTTGTTAGAGCAAATATAACTGTTGTTTTTGATGTTTGAAATTCTATTATATTTCTATCATTTTCATATTCTTCTTTATCAACTGAAAGTTCGTGTTCTGCGAATAGAGATATATCATCTCCTCTTTCCACTAACATTTCCTTGATATTATTGATAATACTTGCGATATCCATTTTATATTATAACAAAGTTTAATCTTATATTATACTATATAAAAAAATCAATTTTTATTTTTTATTCAATTGTCTCTCCGCCATTTTAATAATTTCAGGATCAATGTAATTTTTCTTACATACAGCGTAAGTATTATGTAATTTTATAGCTGTATCTTCAATAGATTTTTTTATAGGATTTTTTGTACCAATATTTAATTTAAAAAATTTAATAAATAGAGTATTTGCGTTTAAAGTTCGTAAATCCTTTGTTGTTATTTTTAAATTAAATTTTTTATAAAAATTATATAAATAATTATTAACATCATTTGATGTTATACATTTATCATCATATTTAAATATATATTCTTCTTCGCCTATATTATATAATCTATCAAAAAAGAATTTATATATATCCTTACTTTTACATAATGCTGTGTTTCTAACCTTTTTTTTACCAATAAAATCTATTTTAATGAAATCATTTTCAAAAAATATGTGTTTTTTTTTTAGAGTTGTTAATCCATACGAATCATTATCTATTTCATATTTTTTATTACCGATCCTAAATCCACAATCTAATATTAAAGTTATTATTATTGCACATATCTTATTTATACCATTACCTCTAATATCTTTTTTAATTTTCCTTTTTAATCTAGAAAAGTACTTTATTGAATCTTTGATTTTTTTAAACTTAATACTATTTTGTTTTGATATAAATATAGGGTTATATATAACTTGTTTTCTATTTTTTGAATCATATCCATATGCAATTATTTTTTTACCATTAGTTATAGTTACATTATCATATGCTGGTGGTATTTTAAAAGATTTTAAATAATTTATTTCTTTCTCATCTGTTATCTCATTATTTTTGTTAAAATATTTAAATCCTGTTTTATAGGTACCTATTCTTTGCACTTTCATTCTAATAATAATTGATATCTTTTAAAAGCTAATATAAAATGATATAAACAAAAGATTATATAAATATCCATAAAGTAAATACTATATATAATGCCTGCTTCCACGAAAAAAGCCACTGTTGCCGTTGCGAAAAAACCTGCTGCAGCAAAAGTACCTGTAATTAAAGCTGTTGAAGCGGTAAAACCGGCTCCTGTTGAAAAAGTTGAAGAACCTGTGAAACCCGAGACCATTCAACCGGTGGCTCAACAAGAAAACGTTCTTCAAGGCATTGTCGAAAAAGTTAATGCATTAGTAACCATGGGTAAAGAACTTCAAGTACAACTTAAAGTACTAAGTAAGGAATGGGATAAACAACAAAAAATCATTGACAAGGTACAAAAGAAACGTCAAAATGCCAAAAATTCTCCATCTGGTTTTGCTAAGCCTAACAAGATTTCTGATGAACTATGTGATTTTATTGGAGAACCACATGGTACCGAAAAATCTCGCACAGATATCACTCGCTTTATCAATGCTTATATCAAAGAACATAATCTTAACAAACCAGAAAACAAACGTTTCATCCTTCCTGATGAAAAGCTACGCAAAATCCTAAATGTTGATGCCAATGAAGAAATTAACTACTTCATCCTTCAAAAACTCATATCACATCACTTCCCGCCATCGGCAAGCAAACTTTCTTCTATGGTAGCAAAGTAAATAATTGAAAAATTGATATAAGATTATTTTTATATAATACATTACTTTAAATAATGTCTTATACAAAAACAACAAACGGAGCTGTATCTCTCAAAAGTACTGGAAAAATTATAGTTGATTATTTCATGTTGTTTGTTCGTGATTTGGATAAAAGAATAAGCTACGAATATCTTGAAAAATGTTGGAAAGAAGATCCTAAGAAAACTGTCGCAATAATTTTCAATGGACGTGATAGATTAAATGGGAAAAAAGAAAAAAAAATAGCAAATCAAGCAATGATATGGTTACGAACATATAAATTTGCTACATATTGCGATAATCTAATAAATTATATTGACAAATATGGTTGCTGGAAGGATTTACTTTATATTACTTATAATAACACAAATACTCTAAATAATAATTATGAGATTAAATTATTTTCAAAAAAACTATTAAATGATAAGCTATCACTTGAAGATGATAAAAATGTTTCTCTATGTGGTAAATGGGCTCCAAGTGAAAATGATAGAAATGATAAAAGAAGGCATATGGCTAAACGTATAGCAACGGAAATTTATGGTATTACAGATAATAAGAGAATGGAAAAATATCGCAAGGAAATAATTGTTCCTCTTAGAAAAAAAATTAATATAGTTGAATCTTTAATGTGTAGTGGAAAATGGGGTGATATTAAATATCAAGAAGTTCCTGGTGTAGCATCAAAGAAATTACTTAATGCATTTATGAAACACGATGAAGAAAGATATCTCAAATATCTGGCATGTGTTAGAAGTGGTAAAGCAGAAATAAAAGTAACAGGTATCTTGCCTCACGAATTGTCAAAATATTATATTGATAAACGTAATGATGATGATTATTGCCCAAATGAAACGATCGAGTTACAATGGAAAACTATTTTAGAAAATGTTAAAAAATCTGGTAATTTTGATAATTCATTGGCAATTGTAGATTTATCTGGATCAATGTTTTGCGCAAGAAATGGCAGTATTCCAGCGCAAGTAGCTATATCTCTTGGTATTATTACATCACAATGCTGTAATGGTTTGTTTAAAAACAAATTTATTACATTTAGTGAAGAACCCGAACTGGTAACAATTGAATATAATGAACCAAGTTTGTTTGAATCACTTAACTCGATGATGAATGTAAATTATGGTTATAGCACAGATTTTGTTAAATGCTGTGAAGCCATTATCAGCTACGGTATTAAACATAATATTCCTGATAAAGAAATGCCAAATAAACTCTTTGTATTCACAGATATGCAATTTAACGAAGCAACAGAATATTCAGATGAATTAGAAACAATTTATCAGAATATTATTAGAAAATATAAAAACTGTGATTATACAGCACCTAAGTTTGTATTCTGGAATCTAAATTCGGATAATCAAGGAACATTCCCTGTTAACTGTGATACAGAGGGTACAGCAATGGTTTCCGGATTTTCTGAACAACTCTTAAAAATCTTTATGAATTATGATGAGTTTAAGCCAGAATTTATTGTAGATGAAATACTCAATCCGTATCTGGATAGTATTATTATATCCGATGATTAATTATAGTAAATGGTAAGAAAAAAAGCATTTTATTAAGGTTACATAAATAATTAATAATCCTTCATTTTTCTTTTGTTTCCACATGACAATGGAATATAAATATTATATAGATACTTATATTTATCAGGGATATCACAATAATTAGTATCGTTAATTTTATCCATTAAAATATCTCCTGCTTTTTGAAAAATAATCTCTCTTTCTAAATCGTTCATTTATAAAGAAACTTTCTAATAATATTATTATATCAATTTATTTTTATATTATAATTTGTAAAATTAAAGATAATGAACTTGTTTTTTTTAAAATTTTATTACCTTATTTGTTAAATCTACTATATCTCTGGTAGCCTTTTCTTTATAATCAATAACATAATCAAATTTACAATTGTGATCTATATAGAATAAATGTTTGCTACAATAATGGTTACCACATTTACATTTGTTGGTTAATCCGTCCAATGTATTCAATTTCTTATTACAATTATAACAATTCATTTTAACTTAATAAATATGAAAGATATTCAATTTTTATATAAAAAATGATAATATATATAAATTTACTTATTAAAGATATGAAAAACGTATTTATTGAAGATTTCAATGGTAACATAATGTTTTATTTAAATAATGATTTTTATACATTAAAAAATCTATCTGAATCATGTAAGCAATGTAATAGTCTTGTTAAAGAAAAAACTAATTTTAATATGTTACTTGAAAACAAAATAAATAATTATAATTGTGATATGGTTGAATCATATTTGATTAAGATATTAAAACCAATTATAATGGGATATGAAGATAATAAAATGAGACAATATGAATCCCTACTTAGCTACTATATCAAAAAACTCAATAATAAATGCTTTGATATCATATATAATAAAATAGATTATTGCTATAATGAAAGAAATGTGGGGTTAAATAACTATATCCAAGAATTATCATATTTATTGTCTAAAAAATTATTTGATATAATGATACTTATTGAAGAGAATGTTATTATTGATGATAATATACTTGAATGGTTTAATATTAAACATTTATAAAAATAATGTTAATTTATTGATAATTTATTTTTTAATTGGAATAGGCAAGACCACCCATGCCAGATAATATGCGGAGAACGTTATAGTTTACAGCATATACATGGATAGTACCAGCTACACGTGATGATAGGGATAATACAGCTGTGTCAATGCGAGACATGTTAAGAGTGCCACTTGGTTGGTGCTCTTCTGGTTTGAGAGCGAATGAATATACATTGATACCATTGTGATTATCATCAGGAGTATTTTCGTGATGTTGATAAGGTTGAACAAGAGAGAAATAATCACCTTTACGTGTAGCAAAACGATCATTTCCATTAAGCATAATTTTTGCTTGCCATGTAGGATTTTTAGAATTATTATAATTATTAGCACCAAGTTTTGCTGTATCAGTGCTTTTGGCAGTTGAAAAGTTGTTCCAGAATGGGTATTGTTCCTTTGTTGAATCACCATCTGATTTAATAGCCCAAATAAGTTCTTTACAAGGGTGATTAAAGTTAAGTCTAACAGGTTTCATGCTATCAGCTGATGTAGATAAAGGCATAGTATCGGTACCTGTGAATTGTAATTGTTCTATTAAATATTCATGAGATAATTGGGCAAAGCGTCTGCGTTCATCAGTGTCAAGGAAAACATAGTCAACCCATAAATTCGCATCACTTAATGAAATATTGGTACCTGTCGCAAATTTAGTAGCAACAGTTCCAGTAGCACCATCCGCTGATAAGCCGAAGTTTATACCATAATTATCAGAACGTTTATTACCATTAGTGCAAGCAGCAGCACCAGAAGCAAGGCTTAGTATACTATTTTCTTCATCTTCACATAAATTAGCATCATTGGTATCAACTAAGTTAGCAGCAGCTTCATATTCAATGTTGATTTTGACTTCGTGATATTGAAGGGCTATCAAAGGAAGAGCTAAACCTACATTGCGACAGAACCAGAATTCAAGAGGAACATATAATTCATATTCAGCTTGTCCTGCTAATTTGGTACATAAATTATCTGAGTTAGCACCAATCATAGTATTATAACCAGATCTTTTACCAGCAGGTAATGATAATTCATTCCAGATGTATAACCATTCAGAATAATGTTTATCAATGCGTTGACCACCAATTTCTAATTCAACAGTTCTCAATAATCTTTGTCCAAAGTTTGGTACAAGGGCTACGTTATTAGTAGCACCGGTTGGATTAGTATTTTTAATTTTACCGTTGAAATATACACGGTGGATTAAATCACCATTGCGAGTTATTTGGAAACTGGCACGAGAGCCTAATGAATTGCTTCCAGTTGGAGTTTGTTGGATAGCTTCAATAGCGAAGTTAGTATGACGACGATATACAACTTTGAAAAAGGTAATTTGAGGATTACCAGTTAAATAAACATCCTGAGCACCATAAGCTACTAGTTGAAGAAGACCACCACCCATTTACGCTATATTCTTTATACTATTAGTGGAGAAAAAAAAAGAAGATATTATTATACACAAACTATTATTATTATAATATGAAAAAAATAATGTAGAAAATTTAATTGGAATATGCAAGACCGCCCATACCAGATAATATACGGAGTACGTTGTAATTAACAGCATATACGTGTAATAATGTATTTGATACGTGTGGTAATTTTAACCCATTTAAGTTTAATACCGCTGTATCAATACGAGACATATTGAGAGTACCACTTGGTTGATGTTCTTCTGGTTTAAGAGCAAATGAATATACGTTGATACCTGGGTTTTCTGGAACATTTTCATGATGTTGATATGGTTGTATTAAATTGAAATAAGAACCAGGGCGTTCAGAAAAACGATCATTTCCATTTAATACTAATTTAGCAGAACCAATTGGATTTACAGAATTTACAGCGCTGCGCATTGAGTACCATGGTGATGATGTAGCAGTAGCACTTGTGAAGTTAAACCAGTTATTATTATTATCTTGTTCAACAGTGCCATTAAAAGTAGTGAACCAATATAATTCCTTGCAAGGATGGTTGAAAGATAATTTTGGTTTAGCTTGTGTTCCGGATATAGATTCTGTTCCTGTGAATTGTAATTGTTCAATTAAATATTCATGGGATAATTGAGCAAAACGTCTGCGTTCATCAGTATCAAGGAAGATGTAATCTACCCATAATGAAGACGCACCAAGGTTACCAAGTGAAGTTGCAGTACCTTTGCATTTATCAGCAGTTTGAAATAAGATGTTTATTTTAACTTCATGATATTGGAGAGCAATTAATGGAAGAGCTAAACCAACATTGCGACAGAACCAGAATTCTAATGGTATGTATAATTGATCATTACTAGTATTTTTTAGTACACCTTTTTCACCTCCTACCATTTTTTTATAGCCATCACGTTTTGATTTAGGTAATGATAATTCATTCCATACATACATCCAATGGGAATATTGTTTGTCAATCTTTTGACCACCTATTTCAAGTTCTACATAGTCAATAAGTCTTAATCCGAAATAAGGACATACTTCTGCTGTTTCAGAAGACATATCAACAGCTAAATACATGCGGTGGATTAAATCACCATTGCGTGATATTTGGCAAGTTACACGGTTGCCATATTCTGGATTTCCGTTGAAAGTTTGTTGGATAGCTTCAATAGCGAAGTTAGTATGACGACGATATACAACTTTGAAAAAGGTAATTTGAGGATTACCAGTTAAATAAACATCCTGAGCACCATAAGCTACTAGTTGAAGAAGACCACCACCCATTTACGCTATATTCTTTATACTATTAGTGGAGAAAAAAAAAAGTCTAATATTACACAAAACATATACATTATTATTGTTATAATATATTGAAAAATAAAACATATAATTGATAATTTAATTAGAATAGGCAAGACCACCCATACCAGATAATATACGGAGAACGTTGTAGTTTACAGCATAGATATTGATGCCACTATAATCAATTGCGACATTACTTCCTCTATTGTCTGTACCATTTTTTCTATATAATTTATCAACAGTGTTAACCATAAGAGTTGCTGTATCTATACGAGACATATTTAGAGTGCCACTTGGTTGATGATCTTCTGGTTTAAGAGCAAAAGAATATACATTGATACCTGGGTTAGCCGATACGTTAGTGTGATGTTGATATGGTTGTACTAAATTGAAATAAGAACCTTTGCGTACTGCGAAACGATCGTTACCATTTAATTGTAATATGGCATCAATGAATGGATTTTTTGCTTCTTTATTTGGTACAACAGCATTGCTATCATTTATATCTAAATCAGAATAATCATACCATCTGGCATTACGTACAGTAGTATTTTTGGCTTTTGCAACCCATATTAATTCTTTGCATGGGTGGTTGAAGTTAAGTTTTACGCGAGTGCTGCCAGTGCCAAGAGATTCAGTTCCTGTAAATTGTAATTGTTCAATTAAATATTCATGAGATAATTGAGCAAAACGTCTACGTTCATCAGTATCAAGGAATATGTAATCTACCCATAAAGACATATCTTTAAGTTCAGGGAAATTGGTAGAAGTAGCACCTGAGGAATCAGCACCACCACTTGTATCTACAACACATTTAGATCTTTGCTCAAATTCAATTTTAACTTTAACTTCATGATATTGGAGAGCAATTAATGGAAGGGCTAAACCAACATTGCGACAGAACCAGAATTCAAGTGGCACATATAAAGTAGTTGCAGATAAAGTAGTTTCAGCAGAATTCGCTCCTACCATTTTGTCATACGCATAGCGTTTGCCAATAGGTAAAGATAATTCGTTCCAGATGTACATCCAGTCGGAATAGTGTTTATCAATTTGTTGACCACCTATTTCTATTACAACGGATTTTAATAAGCGAAGACCTAAGTAGTTAACATATGTATCTGTTCCACTTGCTCGCGCAGGTACTTCTACTTGGAGATACATGCGGTTTACTAAATCACCGTTGCGAGATATTTGGCAATTTACAGTGTTTCCATAACCTGGATTTCCATTGAAAGTTTGTTGGATAGCTTCAATAGCGAAGTTAGTATGACGACGATATACAACTTTGAAAAAGGTAATTTGAGGATTACCAGTTAAATAAACATCCTGAGCACCATAAGCTACTAGTTGAAGAAGACCACCACCCATTT